ACTGTGCAATTGGATCATCAACACTTGAACCTGATGTATAACTTCTTCTTACAATTTGATAACCTGTTCCAGTGTCTTCAAAAAAGATTCCATTGTTTGCATCAAAAGTTCCAACACGTTGTTCTAACCCAGATTCTTGTGCATTCATTACAAATGTATTAAATATAAATAATGATTTACCTGGTTGATAACTCATCACTCTTTTTGATTGTCTAATCACTTTATCACCACTAGCTGTAGTTACATTTAAATTAACGGTAGATTTATTTGCGGTATAAGTAACAGTTCCTGATCCTGTTAAGTCTTCATCAAAGAGACTGTTCTTTGACATTACATTTGAACTATCAAAAATAGTAAATGGATTAGATACTCTTAATCTTCCAAATGCATCATAAGCTGTAGATCCATTTCCACCACCGATAACTGTTGGTTCTACATTGACATTATTACAAGACATTAATTTGACCTCATATTAAACCAAGTAAATCTTTCTACTTCTTGTTTTAATTCTTCTTGAAATGCAAAATTCAATTGGTTTTTTAATGTTTCTAAAGATGCAGTAAGCTGTCTTTGATTACTGACGTCATATTGTTCTTTAGGTTCAGGTATAGGTACAGTTATTTTTGCCATTATCTTCTACCATCTGGTTGAAAATCAAATCTAAATAAACCTAATCTCCAATTTTCATCTGTAGAATTATTAGATATTTTTAAAGCAGCCAATCTTGCTCTAGCTCTTAAATCTACTTTTTGAGTTGAACTATTAATAGTGAAAGGTCCTAAAGGTGAACTTGTTTGTGTATCAGAAGGGTAATCTCTTAATTGCATCGTAATCTCTGCATCGCCTTGTAAAACTTTAAAGTCAGGTACTAATCTTCTAATTTTAATAAAAAACTCACCGTCTCCATTCGCATCTAAATCAAAATCACCTGATTGAATATAAGCAGGTATTGCAGTTTTGTTACCACTTGCATCAACTTCATTAACACCTGTTTCATGTTCGTAGTAAGTAGACTTACCTTGTGATGAACTAATTCCATTTACAGTTGGAAAGTTAGGAGTACTATTTTGTGTAAACTTAGTTGCATAAGGCTTATCAAATACGGCTTGATCTGCATAAGAACTTCTTGCTAATGTTCCTGTAACCCAAGTTTGTTCTAAATAATTATATACTACCATTCGATTATTGAAAGTACTTGAGGCATCTGGATAAAACCATGTTATTTCATTAAATAAACTATTGTGAGAGGCGTACACTTGTTGACCTCCATTGAAATTTAAACCTGGATTAGTTCCTGTTGTTTTAAAAACAAAATCTTCTACAGGACACGGCATTCTTTTAACTGATCCATCAAAAATAAAAAACCCTCCTTCATCAGACATCCAATACACCGTTGTATCCACAAATACCATAGAGTTCTGTCCAATAACACCGCAGTTTGATCCTACCTGTCTAATTGAAAACGTAAAAGGAGGCCCTACAAATTGTATGATATAAGCAGAAGTATCTGTTCCAATAAAAGTATAATCTTTACCTTGCACCGCTGATCTTATTTCTGAACCAGAATCAAGTTGAAAAGTCCCTGCTGTATTCACTGAAGTAGGTTGATAATCTGTTCTGTCCTCTTGATCAGAAAATCTTATAAACATTTTATTTTGTGTGTTTGGAGATCCAATTGTAGTTTCAGTCCCTAAATGAAATAAATGTCGATCTCTATCAGATACTATAGTCATTACAGATGCGGTGGGATTGTTTGCAATACTTGTTGCTCTTGTAGAAAGAGCAGCACCACTTAAAGATATAGGAGACCATTCAAACGACCTGCCATTGTGTACCGTTGCAATTAATATCTGACCATAATTATCTAAAGACCATATTCCAGGATTAATAGTTGTGTTAGTAGTTGTTCTAGGAGTGCCCCATGTTGAACTACCCCATAAACCTGCTCCCCAGCCATAACCTCCTGATTGCACTAAAGGTCCAACTTTAATGTAGGGTAGTGGATCTAAAGTGCCATCATTCGTGGCTCCTGTTCCCGTTTCAGCTGTGGGCATTTGAATTGTAAATGTTAAAGTTGTTGGTGTTGTTTTTACTTCAAATAACACATCATCAAAGTCAGTTGCTGTGTAATCTGTATCAGGTGAAGTAAATGATCCTGCGTTTTCAAAAGTAAGTATATCTCCAATTTCTAAATTATGAGCTCCAGTTGTTGTAATAGTAACTGTTGTAGATCCATTTGTAGTTGTAATGTTTGCACCTGTTTGTTGTCGGTCAGGATCTATTGGTGTAATGTCATAAAAAACTCCAGAGTAATAAATATATAAACATCTATTTGTTCCAATAGCAGCATATTTTCTACCATCTAAATCAGCCCATGTATGTTGTGCTCTTGCAACTCCTATTAATTCTGAAGAAGTTACCTGTGCCCAACCTCCTATTTTTTCAGGTTGACCATATCTAAAACGTACATTATCTCCATCAACCCAGTTATTTTCATTTTGAGTATCGGTCAATTGTTTATTAAATCCAGGTCTAAAAGGTATTTTTGTTAAAGCCATATGGCTATTTTATATTACAAAACAGGCTTAGTCTAGAAGACTTTAATTTCCTTGACTTATATAATCTTTCTTTTATTTAATTTGTATAAAAACATGAAATTTGATTTTTGGACATGGAACAACGTTTTTTCACAAAATGAAATAAAAAAACTAAATAAATTTATAGAAAAAAACTTAGATAAAAAAGAAACTCAAGAACATGGTGCTAGAGACATAATAGGTCATAATCATAAACAACTTAAAACAAGTTGGATATTTTACCATAATCTTAAACATCATTTGAAAGACGTAATACCTAATGCTTTATCTGTAAATCATCATTATTTTGGTTTTGACTTATATCCTTTATTAAAAAACGATTATTTAAATTACAATATTTATGATCCTGTGAAAGAAGATAATTATGACTGGCATATAGATGGATCAAAATCTGATGTTTATGATTTAAAATTAACAATATTAATTAACTTGTCAGAAAAAAAATATAAAGGTGGAGAATTTTTAATATTTAATCAATGTCCATTTATAGTAGATTCTTTTTCAAAAGCAGGAGATGTAATTATGTTTCCATCTTTTTTAAATCATAAAGTAAACCCTGTTAAAAATAATGAAAGAAGATCTTTATCTATTTTTTTAAAAGGTCCAAAACTTAAATAATGAATATTTTAGGAATTCAGTTAGGGCATCTTAGCTCTGTTACTTTATATAAAAAGGGTAAATTAGTATATTACAATCAAGAAGAAAGATTGTCTAAGATAAAAAAAGACAATTCTATTCCTATAATGTGTTTTCAACAATTAAAAAACTACGTATCTCACATAGATATCGCTTTTGTTACTGGATACAATCCATGTGAGATTTCAAGTCAGATATATTATTTATTAAAAAAATTTAATGTTTGTGACAAAGAATTTGGTACTTATTTTTTATTTAAAAGTCATCATTTAATGCATGCTGCTAAAGCTTATTTTAGTTCTGGTTTCAAAAATGCTTTAATATTTGTTGTTGATGGAAGAGGTTCTTCGTACAATTTATCTGATGGATCAATAGGGTATGAAACAGAAAGCGTTTATACTTTAGACTACCCAAATGATTTCAATGCTATTTTTAAAAAAATATATACCAGGCAAGAAGAAATTAAAAATTTAAAAGTAAATCCTGATTTTGAATCTCCTCTTGCTTATAAAATAAAAAATGTAAGTATTACTAAAGATACTATTTTTAAAGTAAGTAACCAACATGTCTTAGGTCAATTTTATTCTGCTATTTCAAAAACAATTGGTTTTGATAATGAAGAAGGTAAATTAATGGGTTTAAGTGCTTATGGAAAATCAAACCTTTCTATAAAACATTATTTAAACCAAAAAAACATTATAAACCCAAATAATTTAATTTTAAAAAACCATAATTTAATATCTTCAAAAGAAGATTTAAGTTATGAAACACAATTAAAATTTGAAAAAGAATATTTAAATTTTATGAAACCTTTTGTAAAAAAATATAGTAAATATAAAAACATTATATTAACAGGAGGTACAGGATTAAATATATTGAATAATAGAAAAGTAAAAGATTATTTTAAAAATCACAATGTTTATGTAGATCCTATGTGTGGCGATGAAGGTAATAGTATTGCAACCTGCCAACATTATTTATACACAAATAAAAAAGATTCATCTTTCGATAAAGTAAATTCTTTATACTTAGGACCAAGTTACTCTTTAAATAAAAATGTAAAATGTAAAAACTCAGATGAGAAAAAAGTAGTGGATCTTTTATTACAAAAAAACATTGTAGCTTTGTATCAAGATAAAGCAGAAGCTGGTCCTAGAGCATTGGGTAATCGAAGTTTATTAATGGATCCAAGAATACCAAATGGAAAATTTATAATGAATGAATTAAAAGGTAGAGAACAATTTAGACCTTTAGCTTGTTGTGTTTTAGAAGAATATGCTAAACATTGGTTTGATTTAGATTATTCTCCTTATATGATGTATTCTGCCTTTGCAATAAATAAAACTAAAGAAAAAGTTTCTTCGATTGTTCACGAAGATAATAGTTGTCGAATTCAAACTATTAATAAGAAACAAAATCCTATTCTTTATAAAATATTAAAACTGTTTTATAATAAAACTAAAGTTCCAATACTAATGAACACTTCTTTTAATTTAAAAGGTCAACCTATCGTTGAAACACCAACCGATGCTATTAATACTATTAAAAAATCAAAATTAAAGTATTTATATTTTAGTAAAGAAAAAAAATTGTATGAAGATAATTAATTTTAAAAGTCCTCCTAAAAATAACTGGTTTGCACCAGAATGGAATTACTATGTTTTTGAATCTAAACTAGAAAAAATAAACTTTAAAAAGCTTTCAACATATTTATTAAAAAAAGAAAAAAATTTATTAAAATTACCAAATACCATAAAACAAAATAAATATTCAGATGGTTACACAGGGTTAGGTAAAAATAGTACGACATCTAGATATGATAAATATAATGTTTTAAAATGGGACAATAAAGAAATTAGTTTAATTAAAAAACAAATAATAAGTTTTCATAATTCTATTTTAAAAAAATTTAACTTTCAACCAGTAGAAGCTTTATATGCTCAATGTTGGGTTAACATCATGAGGAAAGGTCAATCCATAAAACCTCATCTTCATTCCGTTAGTCCTAATTGTTATTTTGGAGGACATATTTGTGTTCAAGCTGAAGACACATCGACTTATTATATTAATCCAATAAATCAAATTTCTGATCCAGAAACTTTTAAAAGTAAAAATGAAATAGGTAAAATTACAATTTTTCAAAATAATATGCCTCACTACACAGATACACATGTAGGTAATAAAGAAAGAATAACTATAGCTTTTGATTTATCCCTTATTAAACAAAGTGATAATGAAATTAAATTAATATAAATTATTTATTAATTAAAATGTTCCATTCAAAGTTATTTAATATTTCATCAAGGTAAATTATTTTTTCTTTTTTATTTTCAAGGCATTGATGAAGTTCTTCTATATCAATTATAACCCATTGATCTTTGGTTTCAAAAACCATTTTTTCAGCTTTTGTTTTTAAAAAACCTTGTTTACCTAATTGATCGTCTTTTACTTTAGATATTGGTCTTAAATCAAATTTAAATTCTCTATTAGAATATTTTTTTAATATTCCTTTTACATCCCAGAGTTCAGTTCTTTTTTGAATATGGGTTGCTTTTTCATAACTTATAAAATTATCTAAAAACTTCAATTTTTTTTATTATCAATCATATCAAAATTTATAATACACCTAGTCCCTTTTGTTGGTTGTTCAGCTGTATGCCAGGTCATTCCATCAAATATTACAACAATACCTTGTTTAGGTGTTATTCTTTTTTTAATTTTAATATTTTTATAATAAGTAGTATCTAATGTGTATGCACCCTTACTTACATAGTCATATATTATAGTATCTCCATCACAATCGTTTACATAATACAAATATACTAAATGTGATCCTTTCATATCAATGTGAGGGGTGTCTAAACTTTTACCTATTAAATTTTTATTTAAAGATAGTTGTAAAAAACTTCTAATATGATGAGGTATTAATTTTTTTTTAATTTTTTTATTTACATTATCACTAATTTTTTTAACAATATTATAATAGTTACTATTAACGTTACCATTTTCCATAAAAATATGACTTAGGGCTGGCCTGTTTTGTTTTTTGTTAAGACTTGAACTAGTTACATCAGGAGTATAAAACCAAGGGAATTGATTTGAATAAAAAATATTTTTTAAATATTCTTGTTCTTGTTTAGATATTATATTATCTATTATTTGTATTTTTTTCATGACTTCAATTTTTTTCTCTAAAAAAACCAGGCAGACCTAAATGAGGTCTTGTATCAAATATATTTTTATTTGCTCCTTTCGTTTTTTTATTATTGTAATGTAAAAATATTTGAGCACATTCTTTACCTTCAAGCTTATCTCTCCAATGTTCTAAAATATTACCTTTGTATATTAACATATCTCCTGGTGCTAAATTAATTTCTTTTCCTTTTGCTTTAGTTAATTTTTTTGTTGGTTTAGGATTAAAATAAAAAGGCCAGATAGATCCACCTAAATGTATTGTTGTAGATATTTCACAACTAAATCTGTCGATGTGTCTTTGTAAAACATCTCCTTTCATATAAATTCTTCCATAAGCATAATTAACGTTTAGTTTAGTATTTGTTTTCTTTTCTACTAAATTTTTTAATTGAGCCAAAACTACTTCAAATGCTATATCTCCATAAACTGAATAGGTGTTAGGAACTTGATTATCATTCCAGGTACCCATAAAATTTGATTCCATTGGTAAATAATTTTTAGTGTAAAGAGTAAAAGCTACTTGTCTTTTTAAATAAAAATAATTAAATAAAAATTCACTTAATTCTTTTGAAATTGCATTTTTTACAACACAATAATTATTTTTTTTAAAAGTTGTCATTTAAAGTCTGGGCCTGTTATCCATGCAACTAAAGAATATCTGTTTCCTTTTGTTACAGGAGTAACACGATGTAATGTAAAACTTGGAAACAAACATAAAGTGCCTTGTTTTTTAGTAAATTTATAAGGTGTAGTTCCTTCATATAATTCTAAATCACCACCTTCATATTTAGAGGGATCTGAAAGTTGAATACTTAAAGATAGTTTTCTAGTAATCATAGATAAAGATTTATCTACATGGCTATCATAGTGTCCTGAAGGAGCTTTATAATGTGTAAATTGTAATCCTTCAGCAAAACCTTGAATATCAAAATTAAAATATTTTTTATTTAATGTAGTAACACCATCTGTTAATTTCCTATAAAGGAAGTGTGTTTTTTCATCAGGATAAATCCAACTTATTTCGCTTTTTCTATATTTTAAATTAGTTTTTCTTTTGTCTATTCCTTGTCCAATTTTTGCTACTTCTTTTTTATTTTTTTTACCAACTTCTATTACTTGTTCACATTCTTCTTTAGTTAAAAAATCTTCTATAAATGCGTAGCTACAAACTTGATCAACTTTAAATGACCAATATGTGTTATGTCCAACCATAGATGAACTTATATATTAATTTAAGTAAATGTAAATATTTATAATAGATCCCATGTGGAAGTTGTTTCATTCCATACATGAGTCGCTTCTTGATCTACTTCTTTAAACCCTAGCCATCTAGCATTTTCATCTTCAAAATAAACATGCCAAGATTTTGTTTCACCGTTTTCTTGATACTCCAAAACAGTAGGTACATCAACTGTAGGTTTCCATGTTCCATAGGTATAATCAACAACATAATTAACACCTGGTCTACTTCCTATAAACATATCTCTTTCTTCATCATATGTACCATCTACTTCTGCAAAGTTCATTCTGAGTGGCGTACCACCTAATTCATGGACTCCTAATTTTGTATTATATGAAGTTTGAACCCATTTTGCGTTTGGTTCATTATATAGGTTTCTTAAAAATTGAATTCCTAAATTTTCTTGTTCAATACCATTTTCATCAGTAATAACATCATTCTTCACAGCAACAACTGCTGTTACTACATTATTCTCATCTAATTTTGCAAAGCTAGCCATATTATCCAGTGTAAGTCCCCGACCCAGTAAAAGTTAAAATTGTATCAGATCCGTCTGTTTGAACAGTTGGAGATCCTGTTGTTGTACCAGTGTAATTCAAAGTAGGCATTCTTAAAATAACAACACCTGATCCACCGTTACCTCCATTGCCAATACCAGGGCCACCGCCACCGCCACCGCCACCGCCAGTGTTGGCTGTTCCTGCTTGACCAGGGCCAGAGCTACCTCCGTCTCCTCCGCCACCAGTTCCGCCTGGCTCTCCTGCATTTCCTCTACTTGGTGAACCACCGCCACCGCCACCACCGCCTCTAAGAACGGGTGCACCTGTGATTGATGATGCTAAACCATTTCCACCATGTCCTTGACCAGGAGTGTTACCTAATTCTTTAGCACTTCCGCCACCACCAGTTTGTCCAGTAGGGCCACCGCCAAGATTAGCTCCTCCATTAAAACCTTCATTGGCTGTTCCAGTACCACCGCTAGGGCCAAAGTTAGATCCTCCACCTCCAGAACTACCATCGTCATCAGCAGAGGGTAATGTAATATCAGATCCAATTCCTCCACCAGAAGAGGATACGTTTGTAATGTCAGATCCAGCTAAAGATGAGGTATTTCCTTTACCTCCCCCTGTACACCTTCCTGCAGGTTGACCTAATCTACCAGCACCTCCTTGTCCAATAGTAATTGTGTAAACAGTGTTGGGGTTAAAAGTTCTTGAAGATTGTGAACCCGATCCTCCACCTGATGTTTCAGAAGCATAAGAGTTTCTATATCCTCCTGCACCTGCTCCTCCGCCATCAGCAGAATTGGGTGAAGCTCCGCCACCGCCACCGCCACCTCCGATGACTAAGTAATCAACAGAATATGGTGTAGGTACAAAAGCACCTCTAAATTGACCAACAGAAATTTGTCCTGAAGATGGAATAGGCCCATTGGGAGCAACAACTCCTGCAGGAACGTTTGCTCCTCCAGAATAATACTCAGACATAGATATTGGATTAGATCCACCAAACTCTGTTTGTATATCGGACAATCCAACGTTTGTACTAGGTACAGCCATCTTATTTCTCCTTACTTAATTTCTCTACTTTATCTGTTAATACTTTAACAGCTTCTATTAATAAACATGTTAGTCTATCATATTTTACAGCTTTAACACCATCTGGTCTTTGTGCAACTGCTTCTGGTAAAACTTTTTCAACTTCTTGAGCAATTACACCAACATCTTTTTTTCTAACAAAATACCCATCTTCACCACCTCTTTGATCTATATATTCTTTTTTCCAATCAAATAATACACCATTTAATTTTTTTAAAGACTCTATTGGATCAGGTATGTTTGTGATATTTTCTTTAAGTGCAACATCAGAGGAATAAAAAGCAGTAACATCATTAGTCGCTCTAATTTCTCCTGTAGTTCCTGAAGCAGCAGTTCCAACTCCAAATGAATCAAATTGTACGTCATTACCTGTTCCTAAACCTATGGAAGTTCTAGCTGTTGCTCCAGATTCAGCAACAAAAGTTGACCCATTTCCAACTATGAAATTTCCATTAGTAGTTGCTAATCCTGCAATATTTGTAAGTTCAGTATTGTAAGCTTGAACGTCCGTTCCTACAGTTAAACCTGCCAATTGATTTGAAATTTCTACAATATTGGTTCCATCAGAATAGACTATAGCTGCATTTTTTTCTGTAGTTCCAAATGTAAAGCCTGTTCCTGAAACAGTTTTAAATTGAACTGTAAAAGCTCCTGTTGTTCCATTTATTAAAATATAAGTTTTTTCAATAGAGTCAGGAATTGTTACAATTTGATTACCTGTAATTGTTCCTGTAAATTTTATAACAGCATTTCTTGCATTAGATAAAGTAGCATCCGTCATAGCAAGAGGAGTTGTTTGAGCTACTCCTGCAATAGATACTTCTTGATATCCAGCAATTGCTTGCTGTACTAGTTCTAAATTTGTATTAGTTTTATCGCCCCATGTCCCAGAGTTTTCCCCTGTGACCATTAACTCTAAACCTAATTCTGAATAACTTGATGGCATAATTTAATTATATCCTTATTAAGCTGCTCTATCAACCTCAGTCCATTTATTGTTAACCCCAGGATTTATTTCACTCCAAGCGGTAATGAGTACAGAACCTAATTCCGTTGACATTGAAACACCTGTGGTTTCAGCACTTGCATCATCTGCGGTTGCTTGACCTACAGCGGTTGATAATTCTACACCTGATACAGTGTACGTTGAATTATGGTCTACGTCACCCACTGCTGTCGTTAATTGAATTCCTGTAACAGAAACGTTTCCTGTACCTGTTAAACTTACATCTCCCGCTACAGAATTTAAATTAATTCCAGTAACAGCAACATCAGCATCTGCATCCGTGTCTTCGTTTCCAATAAAGGTATTTAAAGCAATTCCTGTTACAGGAACATCCGCGTTTGCTCTAGCAATCTCATTTCCAATTTGGAATGTTAAACTAACTCCTGTAGTAGGAACTTCAGTTAGAGGGAAAGCTTCAACGTCACCTGCAGATGGTGTTAAATTAATTCCAGTAACAGAAACATTAGCATCTGCGTCTGTATCTTCATTACCTATAGTGGTCGTTAATAAGTTTGTTGCAGGTATGATATCAGCATTAGCTGTTACAATAACATTTTCAGGTGCAATAGTGCTTGGACTTTCTGAAGCAAAAGGTGCCTCAGCAAAAGCTGTTAAAGTGTCTTCGTAAGTTGTAATATTTGTAACAGTTAAATTACCCGCTGAAGTAACTTCAACTGTAATATCGGTAAAAGATTCTTCATCACCAACTGCAAAAGTTAATGAATTTCCTGTTAAAGATACATCAACAACAGAGCTTCCATTAGCTGTATCTACAGCACTTGTTAAACTTTCTCCTGTAACATTAACGTCTGCATTCGCCTGTGCAGTTGAATTTTCAATTTGAGAAGTTAAAGCTATTCCACTTGGGTAAGCAATTACATCCGAAGCTTCTGCACCAAAAGGTGTCTCTGAATATGCACTAACTCCTAGAGCCATAAATTAGGCTCCTTTTTTAAGTTCTTCTATTTCTTTTTTAAGTTCTTTTACAGATTCAATTAATACTGCACAAAGTCTTTCGTATCTAACTGCTTTAGATCCATCTTCTCTTGTTGCTACAAGTTCAGGTAAAACTGCCTCTACATCTTGTGCAATTACTCCAACTTCTTTTTCATCGACTAAATGTTTATTTTTTTCTAAAGCTTCTTTTGTCCAGTTGTAGTAAACACCATTTAATTTAGAAACTTTATCTAAAGAATTATCAATGTTTACAATATTTTGTTTTAAATTTTTATCAGAAGTAAAGAAAGCTGTAACATCACCAGTTGCTGTGATAGCACCAGTTACTGCTAAAGTAGATCCATCAAATGTCATATTTGCTTCTGCATTCATACCATCAGTACCAGTTGCAGTAACAACCCTATTGTTAGAGCCATTAGTCATGAAGTCAGATACATCTACAGAAATTGAATCTGCAGCTACATCAATACCTGTACCCGCACCAACGGCTAAAGAACCTGATGTTGTAACAGATCCAGTTAATCCATTTCCTCCAGTAACTGAAGTTACAGTACCTGTGTTTGTAGTAAATCCACTGTCATTATTAAATCCTGAAATATTAATATTTCCTTTTGTAAGTTTTTTCTGTGCGTTAACTGAATCAACAACACAGAAGAAATCTCCATCTGCATCTGAAGTAGAAGTTGCAAGTTCTGATAAGTCAACATTGACTGCATCTGCAGTTACATCAATTAAAGTTCCTGCTCCTACGTCTAAAGAACCTGATGTTGTAACAGACCCAGTTAAACCATTTCCTCCTGACACGGAAGTAACCGTACCTGTATTTGTAGTGAATCCAGAGTCATTATTAAAACCTGAGATATTAATATTGCCTTTAGTTAATTTCTTTTGAGCACCAACTGAATCTACAACTGCAAAAAAATCACCATCTGCATCTGAAGTTGATGTAGTTAATTCGTCTAAATCTACAGCTAATGTTGGAGTAGATCCTTCACCAGAAGCTGCTCCTGTAATACCTTCTCCTGCAGTGATAGTTGCTACATAGTCCCCAGTTGTATCTGTAGTTAATGTAACTGTGTTTAAAGTTGCAATTGAACCTAATCCTAATGTCGTTCTTTGTGCTGCAGCATCTGCATCGTCTAGTAATGCTTTACCTGCAGTTGTTAAATCAAAAGTTCCTGCAGTACCAACACCTGTAAATTGAATACCTTTATCTGCTGCTGAAGTTAATCCTCCAATCGCAGAAAGTTCTGCATCTAGTCTTGCATTAGCTACTGTTCCAGTTGCTAAATTATCTGCATTTAAATTTGTTAAGTTAGATCCATTGTTTGCAACAATGTTTCCGCTTGAATCTAGTATGACTGCTTTAGATGCAGGAAGAGTACAAAATACATTCTTAGTTCCTGCTGCAAAATCTACTGCAGCATCACTATTAGATGATGATAGA